AAAGGCGGCGATTTTGGTACCCGCACTCTATGAGGATTATTCTGTTATCCGCAAACACAATAGTTCATAAACAATATATGTACAGAGAACGAAGCATATACTAGGCCTTGGCAGGTGTGGAGTGAGCAAGAGATCCATTGAACTGTGAGTAAATACCTGCTTCCAATACATGGCTGTACACAATGAATACAGAATGAGGAGGGAACCGTTAGTGGTTCCTTCTGACTGAAACTTCTAAAACAGAATGTAAGAAAGAAAACTTTTCACGAAACAACTCCACGAAGTGGTTGTGAAGTGAATAGGTCTTTAGACCTTTTATAATATACATATTCTTTATAATGGTTCAAACGAACTCTCTTAACAGTTTACATATGGATTATTATGGGTAAAATATGTAAGAGATGATAAATATTAGCACAACGCATACAGTGGCGATAAAACACTGATTACAGGAGAACGCAATGTCAACTGAACATGAAGACTTTTCAGATAGTAAACCATTAACGCCAGAGAACCAAAGTGAAGGTTCAAAAGTACACCAAGAAGCCACCAAACATGATAACCATTATCGTGTAAAACAAGTCAAGTACGGCGAAAAAACTGTCACAGGCAGAGTTATAGGTCGTAACAAAGTGGTTATACCAGAAGAAGAAGTAGCACAACTCAGTCAATATCACTGCACAAACAAAGAAATGGCAGACTTTTATGGGGTGCCCTTACAAACCTTTATGGACAACTTCCGTGATATCATAGACAAAAACAGAATCATAACAAAACAGAGATTGCGTAAAGCACAATTAGACCTAGCACTCAAAGGCGATAGAGTGATGTTGATATGGCTAGGCAAAAACATACTAGGACAAGCAGAGTCACCTGTAAACGCCGATAACAGTCAAGTGTTGCCATGGCTAGACGAAGACGCCGATAAATAACTATGTTGGTAGCACAACACAACATAACTCTCCACGAGTTAACCGGAATAATGTGTATTACTAATGTGTAGTCCTCGTGCTACCAACACTTAAATAGATTTACAGTATACGATATGAAGTTAACCGAACCACAAAACACTATCTCAAACGATTCTGCACGTTTCCGTGTGATTGTAGCAGGTAGACGTTTTGGCAAAACATTCTTGGCAATCAACGAATTAGCCAAATTTGCTCGTTATCCTAATCAAAAATGCTTGTACATTGCAACCACATACCGCCAAGCAAAAGGTGTGATATGGGATGATTTGTTACAGTTACTATACGAAAAGAATTGGGTAAAGAAAGTAAACCTATCAGACTTAACAGTAACACTGGTTAATGATAGTATTATAACCTTGCGTAGTAGTGATAACAATACAGCACTAAGAGGTACTAAGTGGAATTTTATTTCACTCGATGAGTATGCCAGTATGGATCCTAGCACATGGGACAGTATACTGAGACCCACACTCAGTGATACACAAGGACATGCTATGTTTATTGGTACACCATATGGTAGAAATCACTTTTGGGATCTATACAATAATGCTAACACTCTAGATGATTGGAGCAGTTATCAGTTTACAACAGCAGAAGGTGGCAATGTAGCACCAGAAGAAATAGAGGCGGCAAAAAGAGATATGGCAGAAAGAGAATTTAACCAAGAATACAACGCAACATTCGAAGATGCGGCAGGCATAATTGCGTATGCATTCTCACAAGACAATGTAAAAACAGCACCACAGTTATCGGCTAGCAACGCACTACACATAGGAATGGACTTTAACACAGATAACTTTGCCGCCTGTGTAATGTTACAAGACCGTGATACATTACACATAATAGATGAAATCATGCTAATGGGCGCCAGCACCGGCGATATGTGTAAAGAAATACAGCAAAGATATGGCAGGAGAATCATATTTGTATATCCAGATGCTTCAGGTTCACAACGTAAGACCAGTGCTAATGGTATGACCGACCACCTTATACTACATAACGCAGGATTCAAAGTGCGTACACCTAAAACCAATCCACCAGTTAAAGATGCTATTGCGGCAGTAAATAGTAGGTTGCGTAGTACAAATGGAGACATAAAGTTATTCATAGACCCACAATGCAAGAACACACTGGCCAGTATGAACAAGTTTACATACAAAGAAGGCAGTCGTGTGCCAGATAAGAGTTCAGGATATGATCACATGTTTGACGCACTTAAATATTGTGTATGGCAGTTATTCCCATTACAACAAATGCGTTTTGACACATTGCCAGGAAATAGATTTAGAAGTACAGGAGTAAGACCAAGATGATAAAAGGTGATAAAAGTTGGGCAAATGCCCCAGATAAAAAAACATCGCAATGGAAGAAGAATGAAAGCACAATTGCCAAGAATCCATTCTTAAGAGCACAACGTGATAAGACACAAGGATTTGCACCTAGTAGTGCTATCAATTCAGGTGTGCCAGATGAACAGTACAAAGAGAATTACGACAAGATCAAGTGGAGCAAAGATAAAAAAGATAAGCCAAAGTTCCGCACAAAGATTAATGGAAAATACGTAGATGAAGAAGAGTAATTGGCACGGTGGCAAAGGCAGTACACCACGCACTAACACAAACAGTAAACAATATCAAGATAACTGGGATGCCATATTCGGTAAGAAAGTAAAAGAAGTAAATGAAAAGTTTTCAAAGTCACTTGAAAGTTTAGATGATACAGAATATCCGCAAAGAACAAACATCAACAATAGAAACAATGACACCATTAAGTAAAGACTTAGAGCATTTATATAATGCTACATGGGTAGTCATTGATCCATGGAGTACTCAATTTGAGCCACGTGAAGATATCAATAAAGATATTTTAACACATGTCAACAATGTAAACAATTACTATGCTCATATGATACATGAATACATACAAACGCATAACATAAACAATGTTTATATTGTAAACAATCATGGCATACCTACGCATCCATTGTTTGAAAATTACCCTAAATGGCCTGGCAATCTGCCAGAAGGTGATTATGTGTTTGTAGGCTATCACAGTGGTATTTGTATCAAGCAGAAAGGCACTGAAAAACTTAAAGCAACAAAAGATTACATACCATGGGTAAAAGCAGACTTAACGTGTACCTTACCAACCAATTGGCTTACAGCAGAAACAGTAGAACAACTACAATACACGTTCAAAGATCATATGGATATGTATGGGGATAGAGTAAATATAATATAGGAGACGATATGAAAGCACATCAATTAGGTCAAAAAAGACATAAAAAAGCATTAGCCAGAAAGAACAAGAAGTATACAGGACCAAAGTATTCACGACTTGAACAAATGTTAGTGTGGGCACCAATACTACAAAGAGCAGGCATTGATATGTTTGCAGAACAAATGCCAGAAGGAGAAATGCACAATGTCCAAGCAAATGGCTCGGCTACCAGTTTCGTTTAAACAAAGAGTCAGTGGATATAGGCAATTACCAGAAACCACAGAGCCTATAGACTTAACCTATAGAATAACATATAGAGATTGTTTTAACATGGATTATACATTTACCAAAGACTTTGAGTACCATGGACCTATAGAATTGATATTACTACAAGTCAAATATGAAATGGGTCATTACGGTGGACTCAAAGCAGAAGCAATAGCAGGAGATTTACATGAAATTACCAACTGAAAAAATAAGTACAGCATTTAACACAATGACACTCACAGGCCTTAGTCTGCTATGGGGTCAAATGTTAGGTATGCTGAATCCATACTTCACCATACTCACAGTATTGTGTATTATAGTAGGATATGGTTCAGAAGTGCGTATTAAGAAGGAATATTAGGTTTATTCTTAAAATCCACAGTTAGGCCTTTAGCAGTATTGCGCCACTTAAACATAGCATTAAACCAAAATAACAGATCTTGATCAAGATGTATGCTCTTTTGCACTATGTCTTTGAGTTTTGCCTGTTTCTTATCTGTGGGATCTTTTAAATAATTATTTACACATTGCACAAAGTATCTCTTAAACTCTATGTGCGGATCAGGTATATCATTACTCTTCATTACGTGGCTTTATGGTATTGTATGTTGGTTTAGGCACTACAGGTAGTGTGAGTTGCAAATACCTTCTATATGCTTGAGTTTTAGGCTTAGGCAACAAATGACCATTAATCCATTCTTTGGTTCTAGGCTTTCTTGTTCTCATCGTATTGATCCATATATGTGCTAGCCATTTTGATGTAAAACATTTTTGGGTTCACTGTCCAGTGTTCGCCACGTTCGTTAAGTATTTTACCTTGTAATTCTGGTTTTTCGAAGTTGCTGTAATATATGTCACCATATAAGTATTCACGTCTTGCAACTGTGATAGGATGTATGCCTAAGTCTATTGCAAGTTGCCCCAGTGTTTTGCCATACTTGGTTTCAAATTTAGTCGGTTTATTTCTTCTTTGAAACGGTGTGCCAAAGTTACGCACACGCATACGGATTGCTTCTGGTGTGACATTCTCCATTTCTGCTAAGTCATTGCAGGCTATTCCCCATTTTTCTTTAAAATCTACTCTTTGTTTCATTATATCTCCTTGAAAATTAAATCTGGCGCAAAGATAGTCTCTGGCCATTTGTTAGCAATCAATAACTTGTTTATGTTATCGAAAGCACCTAAAAGTTCTTCTATGTTTTTGATTTGGTATACTGTAAAGTCTTTGTCTTTGGTTTTCTTATGTTGTTTCAGCATGCCGCCTAATGCGGCAGTTATACCTATATACTTGCTTCTTTTATAGTATTTGCCTTTGCCTAAACACTTGAACTCTGTGGTAACAAAAGTGTTTAACTCTGGGTATTCGTGTTGTGCTTCTGCTATGATGTATAGTGCGTCTTGCAATATGTTTAGGAGTAATTGCTTGTCGTCTTTGGACATTTTACAAAATACAGTATTGATCTCTGACTTTGTAAATGCTTTACTCCAGTTTATTGTGTAACTCATCTTATTCTCCTTATCGTATACATTTATTTATCACTATGTGTGTATTATACAGCATTTATCGGTTCAATATCAACCTTTTCTACATGCTTTACACCAAAGAACGTGTTAGGCAAACGTCTGTTCAACTGTTCGCAGTATGCAATAGCACACTGATAGTCTTTCCAATATGGCCTATCGATTAGCCACTCTTTTGTTGGTTCTGTGATAATTTTGTACATTTGAATCTCCTTTGTAGTTGTATATATAAATTTATCTATATATTATACTATACAAGATTTATAATGGAATGTCAACCATAAAAAAACCCCAATCATCATTGAGGTTCTTTTTACTCTGTTTTACATCTAGAGTAGGTTTGTTAGGACAAGCCACATTTACTTAGTCACAGGGGTATGCAACTGTAAATAATATTGAAGTAAACGCATAAGGCGTTCACTCATATAACTAAGTGTGTTTGCTTTTATTCATTGAATAAAAGTATTGAAAGGCCCCCAACTGGGGGTTTTTCATATATATTTTGATAAATACTCTTGTTATAACAAGCAATATAAACCGGAGATATCTTTGAGTGATTATCTAAACTATATCACAGGTACCCACGCATTGTACGACAAGTACTATGCCGATTGGAGACTGTGTATCAATTCATACCATGGTGGGCCAGAATATAAAGATGCCCATTATCTAAGAGCATATCAAGTAGACTTTAACACCCCGAGTGAAATGGTTAACACATATGAAACAGCAGATGACGGTTCATATGTGGCAAAATTCAAAGCCAAAGTAGTACAGGGTTCCACGTACAACGAAACTGTGAGAGGCCAAAACAAATTGTCGGGCAGTTTCTATGAAGAAAAGTTAGACTCAGTGCCATGGTATAACTATGTTAAGTTAATCACTAACGAATACAACTCGATCTTATTCCGTAATCCACCACAAAGAATGCTAGGTGAAAACGCAGATATGTCAGAGTTTATAGAAAATGTAGACGGTGAAGGCAATTCATTAAGTGAATTCATGAGTCAGGTAGATGTGCTCACTACTGTATATGGAGTTTTACATATTGGATGCTACAAGCCAGTTGGATCAGATATACCTAAATTCAAAATACATACACCTGAAGATGTAACAAATTGGAGTTATCAATATAATCCAGATGGCAGTTTAACATTAGACAGCATGGTAATTAGGGTTGAATATTCAGACTATCATAGTGTGTACAGAGTATTAACCAGAGATTATATCGATACCATATTTGTTAAAAATGATAGTTCAGATGATGATTATCTACCACCTGTACAATCAGATGATTTAGAAATGATAGAAGAAGGCACATATCGTATAAGGCAAGAAAATGAATTAGGTTACATACCAGTAACAACAGTATACCAAAATGTAAAAGTGTATAACAACGTTGGTTCAACAATTATTATGGATGTTGCACAAATACAACGTAGTGTATACGGCGACAATGCTGAAATATATAGTGCTATCACATATGGTGCTCATCCTACACTCATAGTAGATGAAAACACCGACGCACTTAATGACGGTCAAGTAAACGCAGAGCCAGGTGGCATAGTGCGAGTGCAAGGTGGCCTAACAGGTGATCAACAAAATTATGTATATCAGTTTGCTTCACCTAGTCTAGATGCTATCACAGAAATACGTGATTTGATAGACAACAAAATAAACAAATTAACACAAATTGCTATGTTAAGATCAGAAGACTTAATCAAAGCAAGTAACAGTGGCGAACAAATAGAAATATTCGACGATAAACTTGCCGCACTGATCCGTAAGAAAGCCACAAACTTAGAAAATACAGAAAGCAAACTGTTTGATATCTATTTTGATTGGACAAACCAACAAAAGCCAGATGATTTCCGTGTAAGTTACAGCAGACAATACAACAAAAGAGCATTAGAGGCAGAATTAAAAGAAATAGATGTTTTAATCAATGTTGTAAACAAATATGAAGAAATGTTTGGTAATGGTGACATAGAAGCACCAAGTTACAACACAGAAGCAGAAGCAATAGCAGAAGCAAATAGATTAGGAGGAACTGGCGCACACGAGCACGTTCAAGAAGATGGTAGTAGTATATACATGCCATTTGAAACACATGAATTATATGAGGCGGCTATCGGACAGACAGCCTCGGAACCAGATTTTAAAAACAATATGCGAGACAAGATACACATGAGACTTGAAGAGTTAATGTCTAGTACATCAACTAACAAAGGTCTCTAATATCTTGATAATACCCCAACTCAGGGACAATAGGAGATAAAATATGTCGGAAGGACAAAATATAGATACGCCAGTTGCAGGCGAAACCGTGCAACCAGTTAGTACTGATACTGAGGTAGTAAATGACCAAAAATCAGATGTAGTAGATACACCTAAAGCACCTAGTGTAGAGCACAAGGAAGGTAAAATGTTTGTTGACGGAGTAAGAGTTTATTCTAGAGACGACACTAACCGAATTGCCGCAAATGCCAAAAAGGATGTGGAAAGTAGAATACTAAGTGATCTAGATGTTGATAGCATTGATCAAGTTAAGCAAGTAGTAACAGAACTGCGAAACGCATCTCCAGAGAATAATTCTCTAGACGTTGAAGCACTGAGAAGTGCTGTTCAAAAGAGGGAGGCAACAGTTGAAGAACTGAAAGCAGAACTCAGCAAAGTCAGAACAGACTATGCTGTAAAGGAGCATGTATCCTCCTTAAAGGATAATATGCCTACTAGTTGGAAGCCAGAGCAAAAAGATGCTGTGGTAGACTTGATGAAAGCCAGAAACATGCTGTTAGTAGAAGGCGAGACGTTCGCAATCAAAAACGGTAATGATTATTTAACAGTAGATGGTGAAAAACCAGACTACAAGACTGCTGTAGAAGTAGTTGGTAAAAGTCTAGGCTTACCATTTGCCAAGAAAGGTGTAGATACATTTGACGCAGATAGAACACCGCAAAATGTTTCTAGCAATGCAGGAGTAAACGAAAGTAGACTAAGAACTGATAGAGAATATAATGCGGCTTATGTTCAAGTGCGAAACGCAAATAAGACTTTACCACGTGATCAAGTCACGGATGGTATGGTTAAAAAACACATGGAGAGAACAAGATCTTTTAGATCAACTCTCTAGATATAATAATACATAATTAATTTAACAGGAGAAAAATTATGGCAACAACAACAGGAACAGTTGCAGAGTTATATAGTAATGTGGTTGCAGATTTAATACCTTATTTTCAAAATGCAGTATTACTTCCAAACCCGGCTATTTTAGTTCACAACTATAACTTAGAAGGTGCAATCGGTAACCAAATGCAAATACCGGTAACAAACAGTTGGCCAGCATCAAACAGTGAAATCTCAGACAATGAAGATATCATTAGTGGGTCAACAGCAGGTACGGATTTCGATCCTACATCAGTTACTTTATCAGTAACAAAGAAAGGAGCAGGTACAACTGTTTCAGAAGAAGCATTAGAAGATGGTGGCATGGCTACTGTGTCTAACGCAGTCGTAACAAGACTTTCAAGTTCAATTGCTCAATCAACTGACATCGAAGGTTTCAGAGTTGCACTATCAGGAGCAACTGCGGCATTAACAGACATCTCAGGCATCAACGTACCAAACGATGGTTTTGCTAACACAGCCTTAACCACAGGTGATTTAGGTGTTGTAATGAGTGCTGAAGGACTAGCATACGCAAGTAAGAGAGAACCAGTTGTTAAAATGTTTAACGACGTTAAGAATGACGACCATCAAATGGTTGCCACAGTAAGAAACGGTTTTGCTCAGTTACGTAGAAGTGCTACTAACCCTAACTTCATTAGATGTTTTGCTACTGAAAGTGGTGTTGGTTCATCAAATGCTAACTTAAACACAATTTCAAAATCAGTTGCTAACTTAAGAAGTGACAATGCGCCTACAACAGGTGGATTCTACTGGGCATTTATTAACCCAGCACAAGAACTTGCTTTAGCACAAGAACTTAATGGTGTTGGAGCATCAAGTGGATCAATCGGTTCAGTTGCTCAAGACTTAGCAAATGATGCCTTGTTACAAGGTTTAATCACGCAGGCAATTGGTTGCCAATTTGTTAGAAGTAATAACCTTCCAGAAGGCCTATTAACGGCGTAAGGGAGTAAGATTATGGCATTTATAACAGATGGAGCAGGAAACGTAATTAGTTACGCAGAAGCATTAGACATAAAGGACAAAGATCAACGTATCTTTGAGGCCAATGAGGTCAACTTTACTGATGTTCCTGACACACCTGGAAGCCTAGATAATTACTTAGAGGATTTGGCACAGAAGGCAACTAACAGGATCAATGAAAAGATCCGTGCTAGTGCTAGATGGAGAGAATACCTCGGATATGCTGGTGGGGGATATGATTCTATAGATGATATACCCCCTATCAACATGAACTTGATTGTAGGTAGAAAATCAGATATAACTGATATGTGTAGTTACTATACTTTAAAGGAATATTTGCTACCTAAGATTGCAGACTTTGGTAACCCTGAATCAGCAGAAGTACAAAAGATTGAGTACTATGCCGGTAAGTTCGATGATTTATTCAGAGAACTAATGGACATACTTGATTGGTATGATGCTGATAATGATGGTTCTGTTCAAGCCAATGAAAAAATGGTTAAATTCAGGCCTAACAGGCGTACTAGAGGCAGAAGCAATATAAGTAGAGTAAGATAATGGCATTCAGAGATACACTGATCGCAGACTTAACAACTACACTTAATGGCAGTAATGTGTCAGTTAGTGCAGAATTACCGTTTGAACAAAGTGGTGATGTTAGGTTGGATATAAAGAATAAAAAAACTTTGTATATTGATCAGGACAACGTCAGCAAAGAAGTATTGTATAATACACTTGATGGTGATGTGTATCAAACACTGACTAGTGTAACTGGATATCTCACAGTAGATGCTAAAAATCAGCCAGGCGACATTGATACTATTACAAATAGTATACGTGAAGCAAGGTTACAAATAACTGGTCCATATTCAAAAGAATGTGCGACCGAAACCGAAATCACTACAGACTACATAACGTACACGTTTGATTTCGAGTTTATAACTGTATAACAAATAGGAGAAACTAATGGGCGTAATAAACGTAACAGCAGGTTCGCAGGCAATTTTGACATTAGGTAACACTGAAGCATTGAGTCTACCAGGGGCAACTAATGCCATGGTAGTACCTTTAATGCAAGACGTTTCTGTTAACGCATCACCTGGAACAGTTAGATATTCAACTTTGGATTCTAGTAGTTCTAGTGCGTTTACAACAGTAAATGAAAACAGCATTTCAGGAAACATGCTTATAGACGAAGCAACTTTCTTTGGTCTGGCAGTAGCAGGAGGTCTTAACCTCACAGCAGATTCAGGTCTATTCGATACTAGTAAGAATAAAACAGAAACATTCTTTACTATCGCATTTGAAGGTGCAGACTCAGGTGATTATTATATTAAAGGTAAAGGCTTTATCGGTGGAATAGCCGCATCGGCATCCATTGATCAAGCAGTATGGATTTCACCATTAGAAATTACCGTTAATGGCGAATTGAGCAAAGCAACCGTATAAGTTAAAATAACTTACATATATAACACCCTCAATAGTGGGGGTGTTGTATTATAGGAGAAAGATATGGAACATAAATTTATGAGAAACTTTCATGATGGCGTATGGCAAGGTCGTGAAGATCGTGTTATCGTTGTACATGGTGTAGAACATGATATGGACGAATATGCTAAAGAACATGGTATAGTATTACCAGATAGCAAGGGCAGTAAAAAGCCTAAAAAAGAAATAAATATAGATGTAGAGGACAAAGGATATGGAGATATGGAACGACAAGAGTCCACAGGAGATACTGACGTCGATTGAGGCAGAAGTAGCCAAGGCTCAACACGAAATTAGATGTGCAACTAGAGATATACAAAAAGCACAAAACAGAATAGCATTTACAATAAGTGCTATACATAATTTAAAAGATAGAGATTTAAAGGAGTAAGATATGAAATTAAAAGAACTCGCAACACAACCAAAACTAATCAAAGTATCTATAGACGACGAAACCTTACTAGAAAAGTACGGTGAAGCAGTAGACTTTTGGATGTATGATCGCATGCCATTAGATAGATACACAAAGTTAGCAGGCATAAAAACAGATGACTTCACAAGCATGATTGACTTAGTAAAAGAAATAGTACTTGATGAAGACGGCGTGCCAGTAATGGATGAAAAACATGTGTTGCCAACAGATTTATTAAATGCGGCTATGGTAAAAGTAGTCGACATTGTGGGAAAGTAGTAACCCAGAGATACACTGATAGAGACCCCATTTTTTCTATGATGTTAGTTATAGATACCATGGCACAAAAATATGGAATGCTACCTTACCAAGTGATAGAACAAGCCAATACAGGAGATCTACAAATACATATAGCAGTAGAAAAGTATAGGCAAATAAAGAATAATCCTGATAGAGATTTAAATCAAGAATATTCACAAGAAGAGTTACAAGATATATGGCAAAAATCAAAGTCACAGTAGATGATGATGCTTTTAACAAGCAATTAAGAGACATAAAAACTTATGTCGATGAAACCTTGGTTAAAGAAATGGTCAAAGAATATCGAAAGCAAACACCTATAGATGGTGGTAATGCAAGGCGTAAAACAATTCGCAAACGTAATTCAGTAATTGGTGATTATGCATACGCAGGAGTACTAGATCAAGGATTATATCCTAATCCTCCTGCAAACGGCACTGGTAAAACTAGAAGTGGTTACAGCACACAGGCACCTAAAGGCATGGCTGAACCAACAATAAAACATATAGAAGATGAACTAGATAAGTTCATTAAACGGAGTAACAAATAATGGCAGAAATCAAAACTAAACTGACCCTAGACAATAGTCAGTTTAACAGAAATGCTAAAGAAAGTACTAGATTAACATCTGGTCTAAAAGCAGGCCTTAATGGATTAGGCAATGCGGCTAAGTTTGCGGCAGTAACAGTAACAGCCGCCACAACTGCATTAACATTCCTTGTTGCTAGAAGTGTCCAAACAATTGATCGTCTGGGTAAAGTAAGTAAAACAACAGGTTTTGCCGCAGAAACATTACAAAAATTCCAATTTGCCGCAGAACAAAGTGGTGTTAGTGCGGATCAAGCCGCAGTAGCATTAAGACGTTTCAGTAGAAGATTTGGTGAAGCCGCAAAAGGCACAGGTGAGTTATTACCTGCACTAAAAAGGTTAGGTATAGAAACAAGAAACGTCGATGGTCAAGTTAAAAGTGCTGAAGAAATACTATTTGAATTTGCAGATGGTATTAAGAATGCCAAGAATGAATCAGACGCACTTAGTTTAGCCTTTAAGGCGTTTGACAGTGAAGGTGCAGAATTAGTAGAAACATTAAGAGATGGTAGTGATGGATTAAGAGCATTCTTCGATGAAGCAGAAGCATTAGGCTTTATATTATCAACAAACAGCATATCAGGTGTAGAAGCATTTGCTGATGAATTTAATCGATTACAAGCAATTGTAGGTGGTTTAATTAACCAATTTACAGCCGCACTTGCACCTACATTAGAAGCAGTAACAAGAAAATTTAGAGGCTTTATTCAACAACAAATTAAAGCCGCAGGTGGTTTAGAAGAGTTTGGTGCATTTTTAAAAGACAAATTTATTGACATATTATCAACAGTTATATTAGCATTAGAGGGTGTATTCAACACTTTAGTTGATATTGGTAATGCTATTGTTAATGTTATTCGATTATTTGGATCATTATTTGGTGTTGAGTTGTTTCCTTCATTAGCCAAAGAAGGCGAAGAATTAGTTAGTATATTTGATTTATTTGACAAATTAAAAGGTATGGGGGGAATAATAGATACAGTAATGCTTCCTCCGGCATTAGTTGCACTTATAAATTTTGCAAAAGAGGCAGGCCCAGAGTTATTATCTTTACAAGGCAGTCTAGAGTCTATAGGAGAAGGAAAGTTATTTAAGAAATCAACTAGTGGCCAAAGTCTAGTTGATCTATTATTAGGTACCAAAGAAGATGCCAAGAACAAAGTTGAAGACATAATAGAAGAAATAGTTGTTGTAGGTGAAAAAATACCTAAATCACTAGGTGATCGAGTACTCGACGCATTATTTGGCGTTAATAGAGTTGATGAATTCTTTATAGCATATGAAAATACTGGTGCTAAAACATTAGAAAAACTAGGTGCTATAGCACAATTAGTATTTGGCGATGAATTGATGAATAAGATCAAAGATGCATTTGCTAACAGTGATGTGGGTGACTTTACTAAGACACTGGCAGATGGCATGGTCAAATCAGCACAGATGTTTGAAGATGCCTTAGCAGAAGCATTTGTTAATGGTAAAGCAGACTTCAGTGACCTAGCAGACTTTATAAAGATAACACTAGCAAAAGCATTTATACAAAAAACAATAACAGGACCATTGATGATGTTATTTGGCTTAGCAGGTGGTGGACCAGCAAAAGCAGGACAACCATACATAGTTGGTGAAGAAGGACCAGAACTGTTTATACCTAAAAACTCAGGTACAGTTATACCTAATGATATCACAGAGTCATTAGCAGGTGGGCCAGGTATTGGGGGTGGTGGTACAAGTGTCACATATAACATACAAGCCGTAGACGCACCAAGTTTCCAACAGTTAGTAGCAAGTGATCCACAGTTTATATATGCTGTAACCCAAGCAGGTGCTAGAACAATACCAGGGAGTAGATAATGAGTTTTCAAACAATTATAGATAACGCAACATTCATATCAGTAGATAAACGCAAGACCACAGCAATGAGTGTTAGTAGAAGTGGACATGTAAAAACAGCAGAACGCCAACCCAGTGTGTATAAATTTACAGTAGGTAGTGTACCTGGCTTAAAATATTCAGAAAATAGAGGTGTACTTGAAGACATTGACTCTGCTGATAGAACAGTAGAAGCAAATATCAGTTTATCAAACAATACTGGCATGAACTATGTTACAGCATATCAAGGTGACGTAATAGATTCAGAACTAAACAATATTGTTATGGTAGGTGGAGATGGCAAAGAGTTATACATCAATACCAGTACTGTAACAGGATCAGGAACACTATTTAAGAAAGGTGATTATGTACAACCTGCAGGTAACAGTAGCATATACAGATATCCATATCAAGTAACATCAGATGTTTCATTTAGTGCGTCAGCCAATGTAACAATACCTGTACACAGACCTGTATTAGAACAGTCAGGACAAGTTATAACCAGTGGCGGACTTAGAACCGGCACAGAATGTAGGTTTCATGTAAAAGCAATGGTTTGTCCAACATACAGCATTGTGCCACATGATAGAATTGAATTTGCTGGTGATTTTGAATTTGTAGAGATTATAACTTAATGAGCACAACAATTACAGAAGTACAAGGTACTAACATATCACCTATAACACTTATTGATTTACAATTAGGTGCTAATGTTTATTATCTCAGTAGTAATTGGAAACCTGTAACAGTAGACAGCAATAATTACACAGAACTAGGTGCTTTCTTAAGTGTAAGCAATATAGATGACAATCTAAAATACAATGCTAATGATCTAAGTTTAACATTAAGTGGTATTCCAAGTGGACAAAACTATCTACAAGAAATATTAGATAATCCAGTAAAAGGTGGTAATGTTGTGTTGAAAAGAGCATTTGTAGATACAAGTACATATGAACTAACAGGCAATGTGTACACAAGATTCAAAGGTGTTATAACCAATTACAAAATAGATGAACAAGTAAATGTATTAAGTAAACAAATGGACTATGCTGTCACAGTGACACTTGCAAGTCAATTAACAGTACTCAGTAACAAGATATCAGGACAAAGAACAAATCCTGAAGACCGAAAAAGACTATTCCCCGCAGACAGAAGTTTCAACCGTATACCCATACTGTACAATACCAGTTTCGACTTTGGTAAAGAATACAGCACATATGGTGGATATGGTGGCGGAGGAGGCGGTGGCGGTGGCGGTGGTCGTGGCCGTGGAGGCGGTGGTGGCTATAATCAACAACAAAGATAAAGATATAAAGGATGAAAAGATATGATAAAACAAGCAGAAGTAAAAGATTTTAAGAACATAAAAAAGATGTTTGTCAACTTTGCCAATAGTGCGCCAGTTGATTACTTACATAATCCACATTATGATGAGGATTATATAGATCAAGTATTCTATACAGTAATGAAACAAGGTGTGTTATTGTATGCTGAACAAAAAGGCAAACCTGCAGGATTCTTTATAGCCATGCCGGCTGGAGATATATGGTTGCCTCAATTGCCTCCTGTACTTAGAGAAGCCGCATGGTGGGTTGAACCAGAGTTTAGAGATGGTGCTATAGGTGGTAAATTATTCTTAAAGTATTTGAATATAGCAAAAGCAATGAAAGAAGTAGGTAAAATACAAGGATACACAATGACATTAATGGAGCAATCACCAGACATCAAAATAGAAAAATATGGCTTTAGGCCAATAGAAACAATTTATTATTCAGGGTAGGAGTAACAGGTGGCAGTATTTACAGCAATAGGAACAGCAATAGCAACAGCAATAGGTGGCGCATTGGTCACAGCAACAGGACTTACACTATTAGGTAGTGTTGTAGCAGGTGTTATTGCGGCAGGCTTGGCATTCGGTACAGCAAAACTTTTAGGAGTATTTGATGTTCCGGACGTAGGCGCCATGGGCAGAGCCAATGGCAGTAAAGTACAGGTGGCCCCGAGTACTGACAACAGGATCGGTGTGGCTTATGGCCGTAATTTCATGAGTGGTCCAATAACAGATGTTGCTATATCAAATCAAAACAACACTATGCACTATTGTATCACACTCAGTGAATTAAGTGACGGCCATGATGTAGGTTCATACACACTTAATCAGATCTTTTGGGGTGATAGAAAACTAAACTTCTCAGGAGCAAATGTAGTCAGTTATACAGATCCAAATGCCACAACCACAGAAGATTGGTCAAACAAAATCCGTATAAGAGTATATGCTGGTGATACTACCAGTGCTAAACAGATATTCCCAACATCAGGTGCCGTAAATGCCACAACAATGATGCCACACTGGAATGTGTTTGGTACAAGTCATTACACTATGGAAGGATTAGTATTTGCAATGATTGAAGTAGATTATGATGCTGAAAATGGTCTTACAGGACTAGGTAGTATGACATTTGATATTACTAATAGCAAAGACAATCCAGGTGAAGTATTGTTCGATTATTTGAAATCAAGTCGATACGGTGCTGGATTAGCCAATAGTGATATAGACATAACAAGTATACTAGGCACAGCAAATACACAGATGAAAGGTTATTGTGATGAACAAATTACTTATACACCTAACACTGGTGGTAGTAGCACTATAGACAGATATCAAATCAATGGTTATTTGAGTACTTTTGATAGTTGTATGGATAACATAGACAAAATATGTAGAAATGCCGCAACATACTTTACATTTGATGGAAAGCAAGGCAAATTTGCGGCTATTCCAAACAGACCATATAGTAGCAGTGAATTAAGTTCAGCATTTGTTCTCAATGATGACAATATAGTTAGTAAGATATCTGTTAGTAGTACAGAATTATATCAACAACTTAATAGTATAACAGTAGAGTTTGCTGATCAAAACAGAAAAGATCAAACAAATACCATATTAGTAGAAACACCAAGTGGAGATAGAAACACAGGCGAACCAGATAATAATTTAGATTACAGAGCAGAGTTGGTTAACAATAATATACATGCAGAACAACTAGGAAACATTGATCTAAATCAAAGTAGAAAAGGTATGGTTGTAGAATGCACCAGTGATTTCTCAGGACTACAAATAGACGCCGGTGATGTTGTAAAACTAACTAATAGTGATTATGGATTTAGTGACAAGTTATTTCGTGTAATGAAAAACACAGAAGCATTAGGTCAAGATGGTATGATATTGTGTAATTTATTGCTGTTAGAGTATGACTCAAGTGTATACACAGAACCAACTATTACAGAAAGTGAAGAAGAAGATGATCCTATTGATATACCTGTAATACCACCTATACCTCCAATTATACCTCCAATTGTGTTTAAAAACATAATCCCAAATGTGCCAAGCAAAAGTGTAACAGGCACTGGTACAAGTTGTGTGTGTACAGTATTTAAATCATTGCCAGATACATATACAACAGTATTTGTATCAAGTAGTACACCTGATTTTGTCATAGGCGATACAGTAACATTAAGTGGAGCCAACTTAGGAGGCATAGATACTATACATGATTGCACATTCACTGTTGATGCAGTCAGTGGTGGACTAATTACTAACCCAGTAGGAAACATATCAGGTACAGCACTTGTATATGATCCCGACAAATGGGGCGGACAAATTCCAACAGCACCGTTGGCCAACTTGGCAGTAGGCACACAGATCGAAGATCAACCAGCAGCCAACTTAGCATTCAGTAACACAGATGTTGTTAAAGATATATTTACACCTAGGGAACTAGACTTTAAATTAAGCCTAGATGGTTTAGAACCAGGAGACTACAGTTTTGTAGCAACTGGCACGCCAGTAGGAGCAATACCAGCCAGTGGTGTAGCAAACTTTAGTTTGAGAGCAAATGTTGTGCTTGAAGATGTACAAGGTGGCTTTACAGCAACAGAATTTGGTTCAACACTTAACAATAGTGCCGAAATACCTACTAACATGATAGCAGTACAAAAATTAACTATACCTGCAGATTTAAGCACAGGTAATGTGGTATTGCGTGGTAAAAACACAATGGACACAAACAGTGGCGGACAAATAGGTTTTACTAATTTAAAATATGACTGGATAAGAATCAATAAAGGAGACATATTCTAATGCAAAAAGTAATAATTTATAACAATATCACTGGGCATATTGAACAAAACATCAAAATAGCAAGTACAAGTCTAGAAAAAATGTTGACTGGAAGAAGTTATTTGAGTAGTATGGAATATGATCTCAAAGGCAAAATAGACGACTATCAAATAAATGTTAGTGTAGATCCACATGTGGTAGAAGCAAAACCAGAGCCTACAATAGATGTATCAAAAGAAATAAGAATACAAAGACGCAACCTGTTAGCAGTAAGTGACTGGACTCAAGCACAAGATTCACCATTAAGTGACAGCAAAAAAGCAGAGTGGCAAACATATAGACAAGCACTTAGAGACATGCCTGATACATACAGTTCAGAAACTGACATTGCAAACGTCATTTGGCCTACTAGACCAAGTTAATTCGATAAATATACTAGTAATAAAAATGGCTATATTGCCTCAGTGATATAGCAATACCCTTCAGGAGTAGTTATGTCAGGTAGAGTTTTATCTTTTAAATCTTATATTGGCGGCGCAGACAACGTACAGATGTTGGAAATGTTTCCGTCAAGTCAAAGTCAATTCACATACGATTACGGTTTTGATGTATCAACGTATACATTCGATGCCGATTATCAAACCATAGTGGTTGACACATTAACATATGATCGTGTTTCAGGCGATCCTAATTTTACAGAGTCTAATGTAGTAGGCAGTTTTGGTAGTAACACCACTATAGATAGTGGTTTTATTGATACCACTACAGCCGCAAGTGGAACTGTTAAATTCACAATACCAAGTCAACGGTACGCAGGTAATATCATACCTGATGCTAGAGCAAATGTACCTATTACAGTAGTAAGTTTTAAATGGACAGATCCTGCCGCAAATACAACAACATCGCATAGATGGGCAGTAATTGAAAGGTATGAACCTGACGTAACAATAGGCAATCCACAACTTAGCACAGGATTTACACCTATTCCAACATCCTAGGAGACTAAATGGCTAACATAATAGTATCAGTATCAGAACCAACTATAAACGTTGATTCTACCAATAATACAGTAAACGTATCAACAACTACTTCAAATGTATCAGTAAGTAACATATCAGTTGTTTCTAACTCACAGATACGACAAGGTATAAGTGTAAGTAATCTTGGTGGCTTTGGTAATTTAGCATATGATAATAGTGCATCAAGTAATGGTGTAATTCAATATACAGGTGTTAGTAACTCTGATATATACAGCACAATTACTACAACTAATGTTAGTGGTTATGGTAATATTGCTTTTGATCAAACAAATGGCGATATAGAATACACTGGTGTTGCTCAATCAGACATTAGAGGCAGTATTTCTAATGTAGGTGCTATAAATTATGATACAGGCACCGGTGAAATTGGTGTCGATGGAGCCGCAATATTTACAGCAAGAAGCACAGACGATTTAAGTGAAGGTGTAACAAATTTATACTTTTCAAATACCAGAGTTAGAAGTAACATAAGTGTTACTGATGCAGGAGGAGATGGAAGTTTAGCATATGACAACACTACAGGTGTATTTACATACACAGGACCAAGTCAAGCAGAAGTATTAGCACATTTTTCAAATGTATCACCGATAAATTTAGAAGCAAATGGCCAAATTAGTGTTGACGAAAGTGCTATATTTTCAGGCAAGACTACTGATGATTTAACAGAAGGAACAACAAATTTATATTTCACACCAGCAAGAGTAAGAAGCAATATAAGTCTTACTACAAATTCACCAAGTGGTAACGGTTCATTAACATATGATAATTCAACAGGTGTATTTGACTTTACACCTGCCGCAACAAACAGTTTAACAAATGCTGATGTAAAAACGTTTATAGAAGCAAATGGCCTAGACGCAAGTGCTAATTTAACTACAACAGCAAATACCAGTGCCGCACATGGTACATTCACAGGCGCAACCAGTTTAACAGCAACAGGTAATGTCAGTATAGGCGGTAACCTAGATGTAACAGGTAATATAAATTCAGAAACAGTAGTAGACTTATTTGTAGAAGACCGTAACATAACACTACAATATGGTACAGTAGGTTCACCAAGTGCTAATTCACAGGTATTTGTAGACAGAGGATCAAGTGCTAACACATATATCAAATGGGATGAAGGTTCAGATAGTTGGAAATTCTCTAATGATGGTAGCACAGAATACAAAATACCAACAAGCACTAGTGACCTAGCAGAAGGTACTAACTTATACTTCACAGCCGCAAGAGCAAGAGGTAACATTAGTGTAACAGACTCAGGTGGCGACGGCAGTTTAGCATATGATTCAGGTACAGGTGTAATTACTTACACAGGCCCAAGTGCCGCCGAAACAAGAGCCCATATTAGTGTTACTGACGCAGGTGGGTTAGGTAGTGCCGCATATGACTCAGGTACAGGTGTAATAACATACACAGGACCAGCAGACAGTGATGTAAGAGGCTTAGTTAGCACAACAACAACAAGTGCCAGTGGAGGTGGATCATTAGCATATGATTCAGGTACAGGTGTATTTACATTTGCTCCAGCAGACTTGTCAAGTACAGTAAGTTTAACAGATTTTAGTGTCACAACAGGCACAACTACAAGTGGAAACAGTTCATTGGCATATGACAATACCTCAGGTGTTTTCACATTCAAACCAGTAGATATAGAAGTATTAACAGGTGTAGACTATGGTAGTACACCAACTGGTAATCCCACTGGAACAATCGATTACAAAACAAGATCAATTAGTAATGTATCCGCAATACAAGGTAGTAATACTGGTAGTTTTCTAGAACTAGCAGGTAACATTACTTCATATGCCGCCGGCGCCCCACACTATATCCATTATGATTATGTTCGTAGCAAACTGAGTATGTTAACCAACAGTATAGCATTTGATGCCGGTACAGCAGGAACAGATGACGGTATTATTAATTTAGCAAATGGTGTTCTATCCAGTTCAGTATTTACAGCATTACAATCAGATAATGCTCAAGCAAACATCGATAATTTTGGTAACATAAATGCTACTTACTTCCATGGTGATGGATCAAATATCACAAATGTTACCAGTGATGTAACATCAGAAAACATAGTAAGAGTGTGTATAGCCGGTGAAGACATAGCAAAAGGCGATGCTGTATACATAAGTGGTGGCACAGGAGATAATCCAGAAGTATCTAAAGCAGATGCCGATGATGCCGCAAAGATGCCGGCATTTGGTATTGCCAAAGAAGCAATTAGCAGTAGTTCAACAGGTAACGTTGTAATATATGGTGAAATAACCAGTTATGATACCACATCATTTACAACAGGAGACAGTTTATTTGTCAGCACAACACCAGGTAGTTTAACAAACTCAGCACCAACAGGCGAAAGCAGTCTGTTACAAAAGATTGGTAAAGTCATCAAAGGTGGTAGTCCTGGTGGTAAGATTACTGTTACAGGTGCTGGTAGAACAAACGCAACACCTAACTTAAATGATGGTAATATCTTTATTGGTAATGCCTCAAATCAAGCCACAACGGCAGTTTTTGCAGACGAATTATTAGCATATGATGGTAATTCATCAATAAGTAATTTAACTGCTTTAAGTAATGTGTTTATGCCTAGTACTGTAGGTTCCCAAAATAGTGGAAGAAGTGCTAGAGTACAACCAGTATTTTTTAATGGTTCTAATGTAGAACCGCAAAGTTCAATACCTTTAACACGATATGGATTGAATAAACAAAGTTTAAGTGGTTATCAAGTTTATGGTCCAGCCATGGATGCCAGTCATGATGTTGAAATGCAAGACAAACTTGTACCAATCTGGACATTTAAAACAAGTGATAATATTACTACTGATACCACAGATGCATGGGGTATGTATTTTGAATGGCCTGATGGAAATTCTTCGGGTACAGGTAATCTACTGCTAGCCAAACCAAGTACTTATTCCGGCGGCTTTCTGAATAACACTCAATTTGTTGTAGATTACCACCAAACAGTTGAGGGACGACTTACAGCAAATTCAGATCTTTATGCAGAAAGTAATGTTAATTTAAAAGGCAATGTATATGTTTCAGCCACAGGTGGCTCATTAGATGCTAATTTATTTGTTACTGAATCTACTGATGGTAATGGCGCAAACGTTAGGAATGTAAAATCATTGGAGGTAGATGCAATAAGTGGGCGTAGTGCTTTTGGAAACACAATTGCAATATCTACCAGTAATTTAACAATCAATAGTAACATAATTAATAACACAACAACCATGGCTGATACTGATTATACATCAATAATCACTGAACAAAGAGGACATTATAACCAAACTGTATATGGTACACCTTTTTCAGATTTAGGTATAACTCAGAGTGCAAGTGCTAACACTGAATTAAGTGCTACTTATGTAGGTGGTGTGTTAGCAGGACCAAGTGGCGATAACTTCCCAGCAGATGGTACAATAACAACAACAGCAGGCAGTAATGTAGTACAATTAACAGG